CTCCAGGCGCGGCGCGACGAGGGCCGCGACGGCCTGCTGATAGCGCTCGATCGCCTTGCTGGTTTCGCGCCCGGCCGCGATCTGCTGCTCGGCCTCGGCCAGCGCGGCTGCGCGCTGCTCGGCCAGCGTCTTGTACTCGCCCTGCGCCGCCAGCTGCTGCTCGCGCTCGGCGGCCGCCTGGGCCTCCTGGGCGCGCTTTTCGGTGCGGTACTTTGCGGCCTCGGCGCGCGCCTCTTTCAGCTCGCGCTCCAGCACGGCGAGCCGGGCGATATCAGCCTCCGGGGCTGGTGCGGGGGTGGCGGTCGGCTCCTGGCCGTCCGGCGTCGTGGTCATGGCGAACGCTCCTGGCGTGCGACAATACAAAACGGCCCAGCTCCCGATCGGGAGTGGGCCGGCGGCCACAGGGTGGCTCGCGGGAACACGTATCACGTTACGACTAGTATAGCACAGGGATCAAGGGCGCGCCGGGCGCTCGCTGCGCACCTCCGTCGTTCCGTCAATGCGCACGCCGACGGCGCGCAGATCGCGCTCCAGCATGGCGACCACCTGCAAGAGCAGACGGCGCATCAGCAGCTTCTGCGCGATCGTTAGCACGCTTTCCCGCCCTTCTTCGACGTCTTTTTCTTCGGCGCCCTCGATGTCTTCGGTGCCATGGATGATCACCCCCCTTCCGGCTGCATGCGTGTCTGCGGATCTCCCGGCGGCGCGGCGGCGCTCACCGGCGGCGTGTCGCGCAGGCGCTGCTGCCGCAGGCGTGCCTGCACATCCTCGTAGTCATAGCCGAGTTCGGTGGTCAGCGTCTCATCATCCACCAGGCCGCTCGCCCGCTTCTGCGTCACCGCCTGAATCTGCGCCAGCTCGTCGGCCGGCAGTGGATCCGGCCAGGTGAACGACGTTTCGACCGGGCCGAAGCCGCCGATCGCGGCGAGCAGCTGATTCACGCGATTGATGAGGCCGCCGTACATGATGCGCTTCGTGTTGTTCTTGTGCAGCAGATCCATATAGAGCACGCGCAGCCCAAAGTTAGTGAGCTGGCCCAGCCGCGCCTCGGTGCTGATGTCGGGCATCTGCGCGCCCGCAAAGATCGCGGCGCGGGTGTCGATTGCGTGCTGGCGCGCCGCGTCGAGCGCATCGGCGGAGAGCTCCAGGCGCTCAACCCTGGCGGTGGCAGGCAAATCGCCCCAGATATGCTCCCCGCCGCGGCGCAGCCCCTTCGCGGAGGCCCCAAACAGCACATCCTGCGGATCGGGGAACAGGCGCAGCGTCTTGCGCGTGCTGCTCGCGCTCAGGTTGAGCGCATCCATCAGATCGGTATCTTCCAGGTCGCTATAGCCGTAGGGGCAGTTGGCGCGCGGCCAGTTCTTGCAGGCGAGGATCGGCGGCAGCGCATAGGGCCACGCGATTGGCCCGCCGACCGGGGTATAGCTGCGCGCGCCGCCCGCCGCGCGGTAGGTCGTGATCTGCCACGTCGCTGAGCCGCGCGGGCCGGTGCGCTCGGTGATTTCGGCGTAGTGAACCGGCACGCCGCGATCGTCGGCGCAGTACTTGACCACGAAGCACCACACATCGTCGCTGTCGTCGGGCGCGCTGAACAGGCGCAGATCGACGGGGTTCAGGTTGATGAGCCGGATCGTCCCATCCGGCTGCGGCGCGACCTTGATCGCCGCCACGCCGGTGATAAAGCCGTTCTGGGCAACCTCATGCAGCAGCGTCATTTTGGCGTTCGCGTCCCAGATGCCGCGCACATACGCCTCGGCCGGGGTGGTGGTCGCGTCGGTCTCATCAAACTGCCACGTCAGCTCATTGCCGAGCAGAAATGCGATGCCGCGGTTCACGATGGTGCGCGCGAGATTGATACGGGTGTTGTCGTTTGGTTCGCCCGGCAGCACCTGGAGCATGTCCGGGTGGCGGCCTTCGTAATAGTCCCAGCCGCGCTTCATCGTGGTGAGGCGATCGAAGTCATCTGCAAACATGCGATCGGCGTGCATGCGCGCGGTGATCGTGCGGATGTAGTTCATATCTGGCGTATCCCCTTCCCGGCGATATAGACCAATCGCGCATCGTCACTGGCGCCCCGAAGCGGGTTGCGGGTCATGGTTGGTGTCGCTGGCGCAAACACATAATCTGGCGCACAGGCTAGCGCGCAGCCGTCGCCGTCATCAGGTGAGCGGTGGAACGTGGCGCGGAATTCGTTTTTGGATCGCAGTTTTTTCACGTCCTTTTTGACGTCTGCTGGCCCAGCCTTGACCCACGTATAGGTGCGCGCGCAGAGATCCGTCTCGAGCGCGGCGGGCACATCCACGAGTGCCGCCGCGCGCAGCACCTCGGCCGTATGCCCATACATTTCGCTTGCCAGATCGGCATAGGCTTCCTGGTCGTACGCGGTCGCATTAAAATGCACCTCGTATACGTGGAAATCAGCGAACATCCTATGGAGATCAAGATCATCGATCAGGCCATCAATAATGCCAGCCCCAAACCCGCCGCCACCGTCAACACGCACATGCACACTCGTGACCCCAGCGGCCGCGAGTCGCGCGCAATCGTCACGAATGGCCCGCAGATAGTCCCCCGTGCGCTGCTGGGGAAAGGCCGCCACCCGGTGTATCACATCACCCCAACGACGGTAGAGCGTCCCAATGTCATCCCCGAAGCGCGCCACATCCACACCGAAGCGCGCCCAGTTCGGTCGCTCGGCCGGTGCCGGACGCCGTGTCGCGGCATCATAGCGCCCGGTCGGAATGAGTGTATCAATCGCGCGGTTTGCCGGCGCCATGCCCAGCACGCGAAACAGAAATTCCGCATCGGGCGCATAGATCACGCCCGGTCGCCAGGGCAGCTCAAACGTATGGCGGTCGGGGTCGTGCTGCGCCACCACCTCGCAGTGCTGTGTGGTACCATCATCGATCATCGACTCAACGTAGGCACGGCGCACGGCGCCCGGCACCACCTCGCGCCCCTGCAGGACGTTTGGATGATAGACGCAGCTAATGCGGAAGTTGGCGACGTTTGCGCCTTCGCGCGAGCGATAGAAGCGGCTGACGCGGGTGCGCGGGTTGGCCAGCATCAGGACAATCGAGAGGCCGCCCGAGGTCATTGACTTCACTGCATCAAACACGTAATCGGCGATTCCCTCAGCCTCATCCAGCACGAAGAGCAGGTAGGGGCCGTGCTGGCCCTGTGCGCGCTCGCTCCCTTGCCCGCCGGCGTTCGATGTCGCGCGACCTTTGGCGAAATGGTTGTCGGCGACGCGTAGCTCGAGATCGAGCACACGCCCAGGCAGGCCTTTGCCGCGCCGGTCGGCCTTCACCTCTTTCCACAGCAGATCGTGGATCTGCTCATAGGTCGGCGCGAAGGTATAGCAGATCGCCGGCGGAAAGCAGTCGAAGAAGTGATTCACAATCCCACTAGCAAGCTTGGTCTTGCCCACGGTATGCCCAGCCTCGATCCGGATGATGTTTTTGCACGGCGCCTCGGGGTGTATAAGCTGGGAGCGCAGTGCCTCGGTGTAGGCGCCGAGCACGTCGACCTGGCCGGGGTGCTGGCCGTCGCCGGCCCACGGCCGCCAGCCGAGCCGCTCGACAATGTAGCGCTCCGGATCAAGCTGGTAGATCGCGAAAGGCGAGACGCCATGGGCGCGCCGCCGGCGCTCAATCTCCGCTGCCGCCCGCACCTGGAGCGGCGTTTTGCTTTGATTTTCGGAGAACCCGAACAAGTGGCACTCCCGCGGCCAGCTCTTCCAGCTGCGCATCGCTTAATGTCGATAGATCGACATTCATATGCGTATCACTGAACAATCCGTGGTTGCGGCCGAGCAACTGCAGCGCGGCCTGCGCATCGTAGAGTTCGATCGAGACTTTGCCCTTCTCATCCAGCGTGTATTTCTTGATCAGCCCCAGCTTGCCGCGCTGCCCAGCCTGCAGCAGGTCAAGCCGCGCCGTCGCCCGTTTGACCGTCGCGGTCTGGAGGATATGATCGGTCGGTCGTACGTTTTCTTGACGGGCGAGCTGCATCACTGCGTCGGCAAGGTCGCTTTCACCGTCGGCGGTGGTGGGGATACGCATTAGCGACCAGGTGAGCGTGATCTCCTCTTCGTCAACGCGCAGAAAATCGTGCATTGAGCCGCGCGCGTGCTCGGTCAGGCGCGTCAGCACTTCGTCCGCGCCCATCTTCAGCTCGCTCAGGCGGGCTTGAATGGCGGCCTGGATGTCAGGTTTTGTCAGGTTTTCGGCGCCAATCGCGCGCGCAGTTTTTTCGCTATAGCCGGCGTCGCGCGCGGCCTGGCTGGCGTTCCAGGTGCGCAGATAGTGCTCGATAAACGCCTGTTGTTTGGTCGTGAGTGCCACGTCACACCACCCCGCGCCAGCCCGAGCGCCGATGAGCAGCAGCAGCAGCAGCCAA